TACTATAAACTCGCAAACGCAGAAGCAATTACTTTATCTGGTCAAGTCTCTATCCGTTGGATTGAGATGAGGATGAATGAACATATCAATAAAATTTTAAAAACGGAAGGAGTTGATTATGTTATTGCTTCGGATACTGATTCTATTTACCTCAATCTTGGTCCTCTCGTACACGCTGTGTACAAGGGGAGAGAAAAAACTACTGAAAGCATTGTTTCTTTCCTTAACAAGATCTGTGAAATGGAATTTGAACCTTATATTGAAAACTCTTACAAATCCTTGGCGCAGTATGTTAATGCATATGACCAAAAGATGCAGATGAAACGGGAGAATATTGCTGACCGTGGAATCTGGACTGCGAAGAAGCGATACATTCTCAACGTTTGGGATAGTGAGGGAGTTCGATATGATGAACCAAAACTGAAAATCATGGGTATTGAAGCAGTTAAGTCTTCGACTCCTGCACCTTGCCGTAAGATGATCAAAGATGCTTTGAAATTGATGATGTCCTCTACTGAGGATGACGTTATTGATTATATTGATAAGTGTCGATCTGATTTCAGGAAGATGACTCCTGAGGAAATCTCATTTCCTCGCACAGTGAGTGATGTTAATAAACACCGTTCAACTAGTTCGATTTATAATAAAGGAACTCCTATTCATGCGAGAGGAGCTCTGTTATATAATCACTACATAAAGATGAAGAAACTTGATAACAAGTATTCGTATATTCAAAACGGAGAAAAGATCAAGTTTTGCTATCTAAAAACTCCTAATCCAATTCATGAAAATGTTCTTTCATTCATTCAAGAATTCCCAAGGGAGTTAGGTATAGACAAGTACGTTGATTATGACTTGCAATTTAGTAAGGGTTTTCTTGATCCTCTGAAAGTTGTACTCGACGCTATTGGTTGGAAATCAGAAAAACAAATTTCTTTGGAGGACTTCTTTCTATGAATAACGAATACGTAAATTTTGATGAAGAGGATAAACAGACAAAATGGAATAGAGGATTGGACTTGTTTATAGAGTCTGTTCTTAAACCAGATAGTGAACTTCGTCAATGTGCTCATAATCAGAAATGTTTTCATGAGCTTATGGATGTGCGCGAAAATGTGCTACAATACTTAGATACTTTGAGATGGCATTGAATGGACTTTTTGAAAGATATTGTAAAAGAGATCGGTGGAGAATACACAAAACTTGCAGCAGATATTGATGAAACTGAAACATATGTGGACACAGGCAGTTATGTCTTTAACGCATTGGTTTCAGGTAGCATATTTGGTGGTGTATCTGGGAATAAGATTACTGCTATTGCTGGTGAGTCTTCTACTGGAAAAACTTTTTTCTCCCTCGCAGTGGTTAAAAACTTCCTTGATTCTAATCCTGATGGGTATTGTCTCTATTTTGATACTGAGGCTGCCATCACTAAAAGTCTCTTGGCAAGTCGCGGCATCGACACATCAAGGATTGTTGTGGTTAATGTTGTTACAATAGAAGAGTTTAGAGGAAAGGCACTCAAAGCAGTAGACATTTATCTTAAAAAACCCATAGAAGAACGCAAACCCTGCATGTTTGTGCTAGACTCTTTGGGAATGCTTTCCACCGAGAAAGAGATCACTGATGCACTTAATGATAAACAAGTTCGGGACATGACCAAATCTCAACTTGTTAAGGGTGCGTTTAGAATGCTTACTTTGAAACTTGGTCAGGCAAACATTCCAATGATCGTTACTAATCATACCTATGATGTTATCGGAGCTTACGTACCAACTAAGGAAATGGGGGGAGGTAGTGGACTCAAATACGCAGCGTCTACAATCATTTATCTCTCAAAGAAAAAAGAAAAGGATGGAACAGAAGTGGTCGGCAATATTATCAAAGCTAAGACTGCTAAATCGCGTTTGAGTAAAGAGAATAAAGATGTTGAGATTCGTCTGTATTATGATGAGCGTGGTCTTGATCGATATTATGGTCTTCTTGAACTCGGTGAGATTGGTGGACTTTGGAAGAATGTAGCAGGACGCTACGAGATTGATGGTAAGAAGATCTATGCCAAACAGATTCTAAAAGAACCTGAGGCTTACTTCACCGAAGATGTGATGAAACAACTTGATGATATTGCGATGAAGGAGTTTTCTTATGGAGAAAGTTGAACTTTTAGTTCTTAATAATCTTCTACAAAAAGAAAAATATACGAGAAAAGTAATACCGTTTATTAAAGAAGAATACTTTCAGGACTTCAAAGAAAAGGTCATCTTTCAAGAGATCTTTTCTTTTGTCGAAAAGTACAATCAAATTCCAAACAAAGAATCTCTTCTAATTGAAGTTGAGAATCGAACTGATATTAACGAAGCATCCTATAAAGACATTGTAGAATGCATTTCGTCTTTTGATGAGAATGAAGTTAATGACGAATGGTTAGTTGACACAACAGAGAAGTGGTGTAGAGATCGAGCTATTTACATTGCTCTGATGGATGCCATTCAAATTGCTGATGGTAAGGATGAGAAGAGAGGTAGAAATGCTATTCCTTCAATTCTTTCCGATGCTCTTTCGGTGAGTTTCAATAGTCAAGTTGGGCATGATTATCTTGAAGACTATGAAAGTCGCTATGAATACTATCACCGAAAAGAAGATAAGATTCCTTTCGACTTGGAATTCTTCAACAAGATTACAAAAGGTGGTCTTCCAAACAAGACTCTAAACATTGCTCTTGCTGGCACAGGTGTTGGTAAATCTTTGTTTATGTGTCATGTTGCCGCTGCTGCATTGTCTCAGAACAAGAATGTTCTATACATTACTTGTGAGATGGCAGAAGAGAAAATTGCCGAACGTATCGATGCTAATCTTTTGAACATTAACATTCAGAAGATTACTGAATTGCCCAAATCAATGTTTGAGAGTAAGGTAAATAGCATTGCAAAGAAAACGCAAGGATCTCTAATCATCAAAGAGTATCCAACTGCATCTGCACATGTTGGACACTTCCGAGCACTTTTAAATGAGTTGTCTATTAAGAAGTCATTTAGACCTGATATTATTTTTATCGATTACCTCAATATATGTGCTTCATCGAGGTATCGCGGAAATGGTACTGTCAATTCATATTCTTACATTAAGGCAATTGCAGAAGAACTTCGTGGTTTGGCAGTCGAAGCCAACGTTCCTATCGTTTCTGCCACGCAAACAACTCGCTCAGGTTATGGTAGCAGTGACGTTGACATCACTGATACTTCTGAGTCCTTTGGTCTCCCTGCTACTGCTGATCTTATGTTTGCCCTTATTAGCACCGAGGAATTGGAACAACTAGGTCAAATTATGGTGAAGCAATTGAAGAATCGATATAATGATCCGACAGTAAACAAAAGATTTGTAGTCGGTATTGATCGTGCAAAGATGCGACTCTTTGACTGTGAACAAGCTGCTCAGAAGGATATGATTGACAATATGGGCAGTTCGGACTATGATGAAGAGGACAAATCTGCATTGAAAGATAAGTTTGGAGGATTTAAGTTTTGAAGTATCAGTCCGAAGACTATTTTTCTGTCATCGACAAAAGAACAGGTAGAAAAATCTGTGACTGTGGACAGGAAGATGATGCTCTTTTAATGGTTTCTTATGATCCTCACAATAGGACTTATACTAGAAATCAGTTTCTTATGGGACAAGTTGTTGATATTGAAATTCAAAAACAACTTCCAACGAATGAGATTGTTGTGGTAGAAAAAGAACAACCGAAACAACCACAAAAACTCAAAGAACATGTAAACAAACTACCAGAAAGCGAATTACAACCTTTAAATCTATGACTCAACAAATTGACACTGACAAATACCTTCAATTTGTCCGACAAACAACAAGTCCTGCAAGCACAGATCTGGCGCAACTTCTTTCTCGTTTAACGGAACTTGATATTGAATCTGATGCTGATGTTCCTCGTTTGCTGACCGCTGCTCTTGGTATGAGTGCAGAAGCAGGTGAATTCACAGAAGTTGTGAAAAAAGTTTTCCTTCAAGGTAAACCATATACTCTTGAAAGTCAATTTCACTTGAAGCGAGAACTGGGAGATGTTTGTTGGTATCTTGCTCAGGCATGTATGGCTCTTGACACTACTTTTGATGAAATTCTGCAAATGAACTATGAAAAGTTGAGTGCTCGTTATCCTGAGGGTACTTTTGATGTTTATCGTTCTGAAAATCGTGTGGAGGGAGATCTGTGAGTAAAAAACAGGTAACTATTAAAATGGATGCTCGTTCTGCTGCCGCAGTTCGTCAAGCACTCTTCGAATCTACGAAAGGATTCACCTATGATGAAACTTGTGTTCCTCCTAGGGTTGTTGAGATTCGTAATGTGATTCGTGACTTAGATACTTCGATTGGGGAAGTTGTAAATGGATAAACCAATTACCCTTGATGAATACAAAGAAGTCTCAGAGGAGTTCTTTCCAAAATATCACTTCGTTGCTTCTGAACTTGGTGAAGGTGCAAAGACGGAAGACATTCTAAAAGTTATGGAATCTCTTGCTGGTCTTGTTATGAAAAAGAGAGCAGAAAAGAAAAAAGTAACTCTTGGATTCAATAAAGAACAATCCACCGACGAAGATCAGTAAAAATTATAAATACATTTTAGATATCTAAAATGTATTCAAATGGATAGCAAACTTTATAGAGAATTGTTGGAAGCTTACATGAATGTTTATGCCTCTGAGGATGTCCTTGATGAGGCAAAGCATGAGGGTGAAAAGGAAGAGGAAGAAGATACTAAGAAAAAGTCCTCTAAGAAAGGTGAGGATGAAGAAGAAGATGAAGATGAAATGGAGGAAATGGATGAAGCAGTAGAGAATCTCGATGAGATCTCTGCAAACCTTGCTCTCACTGCATCACAAAAAGCAGACGAAGAGAGAAGAAAGGCATCTCTTGCTGGCGATAAAGCAACTGCTGCCAAAAAAGCAGCACAGGCATCTCGTTTGTACAAGAGCGTAGGTCCTAGAAGAACAAAAGAAAGAATGAAGGCAATGGGCGAAGAAGTTGATATTTTTGATGAAGTTATCGAATTTCTTTGTGTAGAAGGATACGCAGAAACTCTGGAAGAAGCAGAGTGGATGATGGCAAATATTATTGATGAAGAAGCGATTGATATTATTTTGGGTGAGGCAATCACCAGCGAAAAGGGTAAAGCAAAAGCAGCAGAAATGATTGCTAAGCGTTCTACTCCTTCTGGTAGAGCAAAGTCTGGTCAAGGTGCTTCTGTTGCTCAAATCAAGCACATTAGTCGTGCTAATGTAGATAATCTTGGAGGAACACCACCTAATCCTAAGATTGCTAAAAATCCAGTTAAGTCCAGATCTTATGGTGGAACTGGAAACAAAGCAGCAAGAAGAGCAGGATTAACACCAACCAGAGAAAAACCAAATGCTTGGAAAGAAGAGTTTGTTGATGAAGCACAAGAAGCTCGTAACAACCCTGAGAAGTATGAAAGAGAGCAGAGCAAAAAGACTGCTCCTGTTCGTGGAGAGAAAACTCCTATGCCACCAAGAGGTGATAAGCGTAGAGAGGACTTTGAGAAGTGGTATCGTGCTAACGTCCGCTGATAAATAAATCGCTTGGGAAGTTGACATTACCCACTTGACAAGTTGTTGAGTGGGTTTTATAATGTCTATATTGGGGAATTAGCTCAGTCTGGTAGAGCGCCTGCTTTGCAAGCAGGATGTCAGGAGTTCGAGTCTCCTATTCTCCATTTCTAAATACTTGAAAGAGTATTCGAGTATTATGGCAATACCAGACACAATTCATAAAGAGTCACTTCAAGCTCTTGCTTTTGCTGCAAGACAGCATAAGGGTTCGGATCTAGATCCAGCGGAATTGTTGATATATATGCAAGATCTTGGTGTTGCTCCCCCAGGAGTAAGTAATTCTTTTAAAATTGATTATAGTCGAATGCAAAGAGAGTTTGCCATTTGGGTAAACGGTGCTACTACGCCAAAAGCAAGACAAGATTTAATGTCTTGGGTAAATTCTTCCGTTTGGATTGCTAATAGAGCACTTACAACTAGTTATTTTAAAGGAAATGATTATATTTTCTATCAGTCTGGTGAGATAGATCAATTTCGGGGATCATATGTAAAACTTGCCAAAAAAGTACAAAGGGATTCAATAGATCCACAAGTGAGACGAGTATATGCAATAGCATCAAAAGGAACTGGGGATAAATGGAATCCTGCCGATGTATTAGCATTGAAATCTGGAAAAGCATCAAATATAGAAAGAGAAATGACTGCATTTGGTAATGGGAATAGTCAGTATGAAAAATCTCATCAATCAACTTTGCAAGAAAAAAATGAAGAATTGGTAAGAATGTTTGGACCCCAAAACAAACATTTAAAAATAATTGAAGACATGGACGACATTTATTGGTACAATCAGTATATTGATGATCTTTATAAATCTGGTGATTGCATTCCAATTTCTTTAAAGAAAGCAGAAAGTTCATCTATTAGAATTACTTCTTATGATCATAAAGAAACTAAGGGAATACAAGATGCATTAACTTTAAATCTTACAATTGATAATGTTGATTGGAAAGAAAATGCACAAAAGTGTATAGTTGAATTTTCTCTGGCGGGGGAAAGTGGGCATATGCTTGACATTCGTGGATCTGAAAGTAGTAGGAAAATAGCAGACGTTCAAATGCAACTTCAATATGGAAGAGCAGCTGCTCACGGAAAAACTACTTTACCAACTTTCTCATTGATTGCAAGAATGAGTAAAGCAAATAGTTCCATTCTTGCACAAAGAAGAGAAAGGTCAAGAATTTTTGGAACTAATGTTAAATTTCCAGGAAGTAGGGAACATATGTTTACTAATTGGAGAATTTTTGATGATTATGCTAGAAAAACAGATGGATCTACATTCTCTCAATCTTCATTGATTTTAGATGCTCCTAAGTGGGCAAGATATATTGAATGGTTATCTAATAGATCTGTAAACCAAGATGTCATAATGAGACAATTTAATCGATTTTTGGGTTCTGGTTCTAGATTAGATTATTTTTCTGCTGCCAAATTTTTGAAACATAAAGTTCAATCCTATGAGGTTGGTTTTGTTATGGATAAACATCAAACTCAGGTAAGAGAAATTGTTAAAGAAAATATTCTAAAAAGTATATATTCAATGGCATCATCAAAAGGATTTAGGATATTTGGTGAAGATTTTATAACCGATTATATGACAAGTAGTAGTTATTTGAAATTGGGTGGATAATAAAACTATTAATAAATATAAGTATATCAAGATAAAATATGAAGAGTTTTTCACGATTTCTGTCTGAGGCATCAAAGTCTCTTGCTGTAATGCAAGCGACTCGTCTTGGGCTGACTGGCGATGGTCATGGTGG